GGTCTCGTCATCCCAGCCATGAGCAAGAACGTCTTCGTTGTTCTGTGCAAAGATCTCCATAGCGGTCTTCAGGGAGCCGACAGAGCTGTTCTTTGCGAGCTTGATGATTTCGGCGCCATCCTCGTGGGACAGGACGTCTGCACGCTTGGTTGCAGAATCTTCAAATGCGTTATGCTTCACAGTATCTTCCTCCTCTTTCTTATTAGCATTCTTTTCACGCTCTTCTTCAAGAGCCTCTTCCACAGCGCTACCGATAGCGGCTGCCATGAGCGTCTTCTGCTCTTCGGTCATCGAATCAAAGACCTCCTTGACGGTCTTTCCCTCTGCGGGCTTTTCGTCTTCGGTCTTCTTTTCTTCGACCTTCTTGTCTTCATGTTCGAGGGTCATATTTTCCTCCTTCGGTTCTTCGACCGGTTCAGTTTTGTCTTCGGTCTTATCTTCAACTACATCTTCATGTGCAAGTTCAAGATATTCGCCGGTCGTAATTACGCCGCCGTCATCCTCGTCGTCGCCGTGAGCGAAGACATCTTCGATTTTGGCGCCCGGATTTGCACCAGCCAGAACGAGAGAAACCTCTACGATCTTGCCATGCATGACATCGGCACCATTATGCTTCAGGTGGCCGGCATAGATGGACAGAGAATTAAGGTCTCGATTGCGGACTGCTTCTTTTGCCGCTAGACCCTGCTCACTGTTGTTGAACTTACAGTAAGCTCGTACACCTTCCGGCTCGTTCTTCAAAAGAGCGTGACCGAGAATGTGAAATACATCATCGTGATTATGGCCGTAGCAAAGCGGAACAGTAGTGCCATCCTGCGCGGCAAACGCATCACGACGAATGATACGACCGTCTGAGCATCTAAGATCATTCTTAGTAGCCCAACCGGCACAATCATATGACACGCCGTTGACAACAAGATTTGCCATTTTGATTTTTTCCTCCTTTTTGTATTCCAGCTATCACGGACCAGATGCTAGACCCTCAAGAGTTTTTGCAGTAGATCCAGAGTCAGCTGGCGACTCTTCTTTTGGTGCGGTTTCATTCAGGTTCCGGTTACGGAGTTCATCCGATTTCGGATCCTTAGACGGTTTCATACCTGCTGCCTGACGCATTTCATTCGGAGTTGCAATTTCACCACGAATGAGCTTATCGGACAGATCAGCAAGCTGTGCAACCGTAATCAACTTGAACGGATCGCGGAAGAACTTGATCGCGTGTCCGCGAGTTCTAGCGTTTTTGCTGAGGAATTTTCTTGTCAATTCCACAGTAATCGCAGAAAGGATCGGCTCGATAGTCCGGTTATAATAGTTGATCATTTCTTTCTCGTCCGCAGATCCATCCAGAATCGCCTGAGTGAGACCTAACTGGCTGTAAAGCATGCTTGTTAAATACTCAATCTGACTCATCAGGTTGTTCTCTATGGGACGATTAAGCTGGATAATCTTCTCCGAAGCATCAGAGTAAGCCACGCCGTACGGGTTACTCACGAGCTGATCCTCAAGTTGTTTTCTTCGTTTTTCCGCTCTGTCTTTAGCGATGTCGGAGCGGGTAGCATAGGGTAACTGGATGATAAGATCCAACTTTCCTGATGCATTTCGGTCATCAATTGTATCGAGTAGTGCCAATTTACGAACAAGTCGTTTGAGAGTCGAACTCGGCTCATTCATAACGGCATACATCGGATTTTCGATAATGGCAACCGCGTTTTTTGGAAAGTCCAATTGCTCATATCGGCTTTCACGATCGTTATATACCTCTACTCGAACATAATCCGAAAACCATTCAATGATTTTTCCGGTTCGCATTGACTCAATGTCGATTGACATATCTGCGTCTTTCGGTTCATCATCGGTATCAATCGGAACGATTGCGACGTAACCTTCGTCAAACATTGAGAGAACTACGTCTTGGATAAAGGCCCTAGCAGTCTGGTCTTTGTTTGCTTCTAACGTGAGACATGTATTCAGACTGTCATTTTTCGTCTCTAGATACCGTCCGTCTTCATCTACCAGTACGTGCTTTATGTCGTTCTGAGCAACATCTAACGCAATTCGATTATAGATTGCAGTGACGATGGACCTATCATTACCTCGGCTTAATCGAACGCGATCAGGACGATAAGACCAACCCGTTCCGAGATCAGTATATTTCTTTGTCGGACTGCGACTCGTAAATGCATTCCAGGCGTGTTTCAGCCAGGAGCCGAGATTGAAATTATATTCCATTTTGAAATATCACCTCGAATTCATCAGACAAATTGCTTAACGAAATTCTCTTTTATCTTGTAGCTACTCGGGTTAAGGTAGCCACGGAAAGGAATGACATAATCGGCGAATCTCGAAGCAAGCGCTCGTTTGATGAATCCTTCTCCGGCGGCAATATGCTGAAAGTTTGCATGATCAACTTCATCGCTTTTGAATTTAACGCCCATATTCTCAAGTTTATCGACGTATTTATTCATCAACTTGCGGTTTTTCATAGCAGCTTCGTAAGCAAGTCCGGCGGTTCTCTTACTTACTCTATCGCCCTGTACGCCCTTTATAGCCATTTGCATCGATGCCGAATACAAACCAGACGCCCGTTTCGCACTGTCGGAGATCTTGTCGACCAGATTCATCGCCTTGTTGTTGAACTTATCGATCTCCTTCTGACTTTTGCCGTCAGCCGGTCTGGTTTTAACGGTGGTGAGGGTTGCCGACGGTTGATTTCCATGTGGGTCAATAGCCGGTTTAGGACCGATAGCTCCTTTTGCCATGGCATCTTCGAGACTTCCGGGTTTATCCTTGATCAGGTGATGACTGCTTCCGCCATTCTTTGACGCAAACTGTCCAGTGCTCGGGTCGTGATATTTGTTAAAATGCGCTAACTCAGTCTGAGCAGAGAGAAGTTCCTCATAGGTTCTCATGTGAATTCCTCCAGTTTTCTTCCTTTGACCGTGTCAAACGGCAATGTCAGCGTTGTATTATACTCCTTGCCGAGCGCCTTATACAGTGAAGCCATCTTAATATCGCTGTAAGACTTCATGAACTTCTCGGATTGTTTCTTTCCGAGTTCATGCGTCATGGACGAGATCTCGGTGTTCGGATCCCAGTATTTTACGAGACGCGCATATGCCTTTGCGCCGGTTCTTGCAGCCTTGTCAATTCGGAATTCCTGACGACGTACACGTTTCCGGAGACCTTCACCAAGAATCTTTTCAGCGGTGTCATAATTGCTGAACGGCGAATACGCTCTCATCTCCGCTTTGGTCTCAATCTTGTCCAGTTTTCTCTGTTTGCGCTGCATCTTGCGATCTGCTTTCTCGATCGTCTTCTCCAGATGGCGCTTTTCGATGCGATCACCGATTGAACCTTTTGCGAATCGACCATTGCGCGGATCGTGATTAGGGTTGAAATGCATGAGTGTTTCACCCATGTTCTCAAGACTGGCGATCATCTCATCGTATGTTCTCACTGACATTATCAATCACCTCTTCTTGATCTTAGCTGATATATCGGAAAAGGCCTTGTCAAGAAAACTTTTACCTTTTGCAATCTTGGAATCGAGTTTATTTTTTCCAGATTTCGCGGAGGATGAAACTTTATCGACGATTGCGTTCATTTTAGTTTTGGCTTCTGCACTCACATTTTTATATGCTTCGGATATCTTCTCTCCTGCGGTTTTCTTCGGCTTTATGGCGTACGCTTCGTGAACCTTTCTGTAGTCTTCTATCGCTTGTTCGGTTACAGGTATCCGTTCATTTTCATACACAGACACCATCTTATCATAATATTCAGCATCTTCTTTAGCGCTATTTGCGTATTGAAGCCACTTGTTGTCGCTATCTGGAACACCAGCCGCTCTCAATTCTTCAGCGTTTTTCATTTGATACTCATACCGGCTCCATGCTTTCTGAGCAGAACGCTTATATGCATTTCGCTCTTCTATTAGATTTTCATATGTCCGATCATGCGGTGTTGGATATCCGCTAGACTCACTATTTCCGTCTTTCTTTGCAAATCGACCATTTTTATCTCTTTTATGTTTACTTTCGTCAAACAGAAAATGACTCAAATAGTTATTCGGGGATTTGGTATACTCGGCCAACATTTCTTCAGCATTCATTTTCAATCACCTCAATCAAACGCGTCTCGATTAAGCTTATAGGCTACGAATGCATCCATCATAGCGGCTACTGCATCAATCTTAGCGTCTCGTCTTTGTTTGTATAGTTTACGGTTTCCATTCGTATCCTCGAGTGTGATACAGTTACCCATTGAATATTTCATGAGTTCCTCGTCGAACAAAAGCATCCTCTCCTCAGAAAGCTTCTTAAGCTCACCAAGAGGAACAGATTCTGTTCTTGCACCCTGTATTACTTTTTCGATTCCGAATGGACCGTTATCGCGAGCCCAGCGCTCGATGAAGTCTTTGGCGTTATAAGGGTCATATCCGACACATCGAACATCATAATTCATCTGCTCGATATGGTTTTCCAAGTCGTCATACACGTCATTCATGTCCAGAACTGTACCTTCAAGTACGACAAGACTTCCTTCTTTCATAAACTCCTCATATTGCTGACGAGCAGAAGAATGCAGTCTTGACATTGTTAACGATGTGATATAGTTTCTGGTCTTGATTCCGAACGCCCCTCTAGAAAGCGGGAACATAAACGTGAATGCACAGAAATCATCACCCTGAGACAAGTCGCACCCCATCGAACATGGCATCTGCCAATATTCTCTCTTACGATGCGGGAGGGTTTCTTCGTACGGAAAATAGAACGTGTAACCTTCCATCGGGATTCCAAATCTCTTAGCGAGAATGTCGTTTCTGGTAGATGGCGCTTTTTCGGCTCTTTCTACCTCAATCTTATAATCTTCATATGTTACCGTCTGTCCGATGTTTGGCTGAGCCTTGATCCACATATCCGGGTTTCCGACTTCGTCGATACTATCGAGCTTATACCACCAGATAGATACATGAGGGTTTGGATAATTACCTCGGAGTATATCCATTAACTCCATTTTGATTGTGTCGCCGGGACCGTTTCGAACAGTGCCCTCGGAAGACATCGCGATAATCCACCAGTCCGGATTCTTCTTCGCTGACTGCTCAATAGCGGCAATCGGATCTTCTCGAATCGGACAAGAAAGCCATTCATCAAATGTGGCATACTTGTCTCTGCGTCCCTGAAGCTTCGGAATGCTCATCGGACGTACTTCTAGAAGCGAATTCGTTACGGTTACCTCGATCCCTTTCTTCGTCGGAACGAGCATAGGACGATTTGCTCTATTTCCAGTGGTGTTCTGGATAGACCCTCTGGTCATAACCTTAAACAGTGGTCCTCTAGAACGAGCAATTGCTGTTCTGAACGGAGATAACATCTCGTCAGCTTGATTCATAGTCGGAGCTACAGCGACTTGTTGTGTGGTTGTCGGATCACAGCATAATTCGTATGCATGATTGCATTCTCCGTAAAGTGATTTCGCTCCGCCTCTTCCGAGTATAAGAAACTGTTTGTTGACGAGTCGTTTCTTTATTCGTTTCCATTTGAAATGACCGCTACGTCCGTTTTTAGACGGTTCCCAAACTTGTCTGTCGACGAAATAATACCAGCCTCTAAGACATTCTCCCCATAACTTATAGGTGTCGAGGAGCGTTAATTTGTCGCCGTTAGTTAAGGTCAACTCGTTCTCGCAGAAACGAATCCATCTTTCGACAGGCTCTGGATCATAAAAGAATGGAGGTCTCTTATTCCTTTTTTTCCATTTGGGATTAAGATTACTGTTTTCAATCAGATAATCCAGTCGGTTCATCTCGAGAGAAACAGTCTCACATACTGGTATTTCACCTCGTAAGACTTTTTCTCGAAACGGTCCGTAATAGCGAGGATAAGTCACGCATGATGATCCCATTTTGAATTCCTCACTATCTTCACAAAATTCTTATGATATGTCAGCTTATTTTCTTCATGTCATGTATAGCCTTAGCGATCGTAACGGCTGATACCCCAACACCAGCAGCGGCACCGGCGATTTCAAGAGTTCTAAGAAGCCACTGTTTTCCTTTGGATACTTCTGGAGGCTCTTTCGGATTAAAGATATCCTGATAACGCTGCTCGAGAAGATACCGATTTATCTGAGCATTGAGTTCTTGATCTGTCAAATTTGACAGGTCGAGTTTCTTTTTTCTCACCTTAGGTCTACTGTCGAGTTTACGCTGCTCAAAATCTTTAATAGATTTTGTCATGTTCTGCGCACTCTGCAAACCCTGCTGATAAGAATTAAGATCTTCTGTTACCCAACGGTGCGGATCCGTAAGTTTTGCTTCGATCTCCGCTGGAGTTCCTTTAATTTGATCGTCTTTTTTCTTTTGAGCATTTCGTTTAACGTCATATGCGAGTCGCTGCTTTCCAAGTTCTGTAAGAACTCTTTTACCAGAAGCATCAGTCGTCACGTATTTGTCTATTCCGAATCCTAAATCGTTTGAGTTCGGATTCGGTGTGGATGGAGCCGCGCCGTATAACCGACCACTACCTTTTTTACTGAACTTTCCAGTTTTAGGATCATGATTCGGGTTAAAATGACAGAGGACTGCTCTCGGATCGCCTTTGTAGTCGATTCCTTCCATTTTGATTTTTCACCTCACTCAGTCTCTTGATTGTTTTCAAACCCAGATTGTTCACGAAGTCTCCAGCCAAGTTTATCGATCTGTTGTTCGAACGATTTGGCTGCTGTTCCGGAAGAGGGTGGGTCAAATAACATGCGGACACTCAGAACGACATAACTCTTGACCATATTAACGCGTTTGTCGTCACCTATAAAATCCTGCCACGTAGTGGTCTTATCAGATATCTCAAACCCGTCTTTTGGTCCGACTCCGATCTGAACAAGTTCGGCAAGGGTCGTGTTGATGTGAAGGATGATATCATCGTCAAACGATTCGTCCATTTCAATAATTCCACCGACTCCTTTTTTTACAGAGGTTAGAATACTTTCGTTCATCTCGTTACTCCTTTCAAGTAAAAAGAAAGAGTCCGTGTGCCGACACGAACCCTAGTTAGTTTTTTAAAAGCGAAAAGAGCACGTTCTAACCTCTCTCCTCATAAAAGCGGATGTTTTTTTCGCGTACTCTCAACGACGGATCTACGCCACCCCGCCTCGGTTTGGACCGATGATTAAGAAGGGAGAGTGGGCACAGCAAGGGTGACGTGGTTTCTGCCTGATGGGCTCTGTGGGACTCGAACCCACAACCTACTGCTTATGAGGCAGCAGCTCTAACCGATTGCGCTAAAAGCCCTAAAAGAAAAAGAGTAAGCCTCAGTGTGAGACTTACTCGATTTCGTTCATTTGTCATTGGCTGTTTTACTATCGTTGTCTTCCGACTTTGGAATAAAATGTCGATCATAGTCGCTACTGCTTTCTTTCAAGCGTCTTAACTCGTCATCTG